GATTTTTACCAGCTATGTGATGAGGAAACAGTGGTCTATCGCCCTACTAGTGATATCATCTATAATAAGGGCCGCATCGTTGAAGAGTTGGGAGTGCACCCACGCAACATGGCCCTAGCCCGGGCAATGGTGGGGGATGCATCAGATAATTTGGCAGGAATTAAATCAGTTGGCTTTAAAAGCATTCAACGACGTTTAGGATTTTTGGCGGCCGACAAAGATTACACCATTGATGATATTGTTTCATATTGTGATAAAGTAGATAAAAAGCTTAAGTTTCACACAAATATTATCGAAGGAGAAGAAATTATTGAGCATAATTATAAGATGATGCAACTATATTCTCCAATGCTTTCGGTCCAGTCAAAAGACTTTATTCGAAATGCAGTAGAGAACTTTGAGTGTAATTTCAACAAGATAGAAATTTTAAAGAAAATGCGCGATGATGGCTTCGGAGAATTGAATTGGAAAGACTTAGAATTGCACTTAAATAAAATTAATGCGGGACGCTAATTTGCTTGACTTTACGGATAAATTTGTTATACTTATTACGGGTGCCGAGGAGTGAAACTTGATTGAAAAAGTTAGCTTTAGTCGTTATGGAAAAGCCTTTCAGGAAGGGCTTGTCCAGATCATATATGAAGATCGTCCTTTCGCCGATCAAATCACAGAAGTGCTTCACATACATTTTCTAGAATTGGAGTATTTGCGTGTATTTACAGAGAAGATTCTTAACTATCGCAATAGATACGCCACTCATCCTTCTGCCGAAGCTGTTATAACAATGTTGCGCACAGAGCTTGATAACGAGGATAAAGTTGTGCGGAAGCAGGTGCGTGATTATTTTGCCAAAATTACAAGTAACGAAGCAGCTGATATAAAATATATCAAAGAACAGTCTCTTGATTTTTGCCGCAAGCAAAATTTGAAAGAAGCAATGCTTAAGTCAGTTAGTTTGTTGCAAACATGTTCTTTTGATGAAATTTCAAAAACGATCAACGACTCACTCAAGCTGGGCTCAGATAACAACTTTGGATATGATTATATAGCCGATTTTGAACAAAGATTTGTTCCCAGACATCGTCTTCCAATCACTACCGGCTGGAAAGAGATTGATAATATTTGTGGTGGGGGCCTCGGAAAGAGCGAACTTGGAGTTGTTATTGCGCCAACTGGTGCCGGTAAAACTTTTTGTCTTGTGCACCTCGGCGCCCAAGGGCTCAAAGAAGGAAAGGTGGTCGTCCACTACACTCTAGAGCTTCAAGATACAATTATTGCAAATAGATATGATAGTTGTTTAACGGGTTATCCACTTTCTGATATCATTAATTTCAAAGAAGAAGTATATGAAGAGATTAAAGATATGGAGGGAAAGCTTATTATTAAAGAATATCCCACCAAATCTGCAACAACAAGCACTATTAAATCTCACTTGACAAAGTTGTTAAAAAGAGGCCTCAAGCCGGGGATGATCATTGTTGACTATGCGGATCTCCTAAGACCAGTTACTACCCGAAAAGAAAAGAGAACAGAATTAGAGTCTATCTATGAGGAGCTTCGCGCGATGTCCACAGAGTTTGCCTGCCCCGTGTGGACAGCATCACAAACAAATCGCTCAGGACTGAGTGCGGAAGTGATTACAATGGAACAAATTTCAGAAGCGTTTAACAAATGTTTCGTGGCTGATTTCATTTTCTCTGTTTCGCGCACAGCCGAAGACAAGCAAAACAATCAAGGGAAAATTTTTATTGCAAAGAATAGAAATGGGCCTGATGGTATCGTATACGATATTTTTATGGATCCCGGCAGCGCAAAAATAAAAGTTATGCCAAAAAATACAAATGGAATTATTCCCATAAACCCGGTTGCCCTAAGTGCCGGCATGCAAAAGGACCTTTTGCAAAACAAGTATGAAAAATTTAGAAAAAGGAAATAAAAAAGAATGAGAACAATTCAAAACATACGCAGATTTAGATTATCAGATACATTTATTGAGCCTTACAAGGATGATGAGGTGCCATGGGGTCCTTTGGGGTATGTAACTTTCAAACGTACATATGCTCGCCGATTAAGTGAGTTTGATCCCGAAGCAACAGGAAGCGAAGAATGGTGGCAAACATGCCGGCGTGTAGTAGAGGGCATGTTTAATATGCAAAAGCAGCACGTATTTCAACTCGGCCTGGAATGGAACGACCATAAGGCACAGAAGACCGCAAAGGAAGCGTATGATCGATTGTTTAATCTTAAGTGGACGCCACCCGGCCGCGGCCTATGGATGATGGGCACCAAGTTTGTTGAAGAGCGCACCGCCGCAGGTCTTTTTAATTGTGCATTTCGTTCGACGCGAGATCTCTCAACAAAGGGGGGCTATCTGTTTGCTTGGATGATGGATGCGCTTATGGTTGGCGTCGGTGTTGGATTCGACACAGAAGGCGCCGGCACTGTTACAATTCAAGAACCAGAATATACGAATGATACTCTCGTAATCGATGATTCTCGCGAAGGTTGGGTTAATTCCGTACACATGCTGCTTGATGGCTTCTTTTTTGCCGGCAAAGTTCCAAAGTTTGATTATTCCGCTATTCGACCTCTTGGTATTGAAATCAAAGGCTTCGGTGGTACCTCTAGTGGTCCGGACCCATTGATCGAACTTCATAAAAATTTAAAGGAGCTTTATTCTGCAAAAATAGGCGAACCCATTTCTTCCGTTGATATTGTTGATACTGAAAATTTAATTGGTAGATGTGTGGTTTCTGGCAATGTGCGCCGCTCGGCGGCATTGGCAATGGGCAAATATGATGACATGCGCTATCTTGAAATGAAAAATGATCAAGAAAAGCTATATCATCATCGTTGGGGCTCTAATAATTCTTTTAATGCTGAAGTTGGAATGGATTATACGTGGCACGCAAAGCAAAGCCAAAAGAATGGCGAGCCTGGATACATTTGGTTGAATAACGCGCGAACCCGCGGAAGATTTAAAGATGCTGAGCGATTTGATGATATTAATGTCGCAGGATTTAATCCTTGCGTCGAACAGCAACTTGAAGATGCAGAACTTTGTTGTCTTGTGGAAACATATCCCGCAAAACATGATGATTTAGATGATTATCTGCGCACGCTAAAAATTGCCTATTTATATGGCAAGACTATTACTCTTTCAAATACACACTGGCCAGAAACCAATGCCAAGATGCTTAAGAATCGCCGCATCGGACTCTCACAATCGGGAGTTGTGCAAGCTTTCAATAAATTTGGAAGACGAGCTATGTATGAAATGTGTGATAAAGCATATGCACACGTTAAGCAGTTAGACGAAGAATATTCAAACTGGTTGTGCATTCCAAAATCAGTTCGTATGACGTCAATTAAGCCATCAGGCACAGTGTCGTTATTAAATGGCTCCACGCCCGGAATACATTTCCCAGAGAATGAGTATTATATTAGACGAATTAGATTTTCAAATTCTTCAAAATTAATTGACAATCTCAAAGAATTAGGATACAATGTTGAAAATGATAAGTACTCTCCGAATACTGCTGTTGTGGAGTTTCCTGTCCACGAGCCCTATTTTACGCAAGGAAAACGAGATGTTTCAATTTGGGAGCAACTTGAAATTGCAGCCCAGTATCAATATTATTGGGCAGATAACTCAGTGTCTATTACAGTCACTTTTAAACCACAGGAGGCGAACCAAATTAAAGCTGCTCTTGAACTCTATGAGACGCGGCTAAAGGCGGTTTCTTTTTTAAAGTACGACGATTCGGGATACGAACAAGCGCCGTATGAAGCAATTACTAAGAAAAAATATGAAAAAATGATCTCCAAGATTACGCCTTTTATTAGAATCAACGATGAGGATGGCGGATCTGGAACAAAATTTTGTACTAATGATACGTGTATGATATAGGAGGAAACGTGAACTTTAATCACTTAATGGAAGCTAAATTTGTAAGAAGAAAATGCAAGGCTAACCATGAGGAATGCTATTGGATTCCAGTTGGGAATATTAGATCAACACACGGGGAAAATGTACATATGACGATGTATTGTAAGCACTGTGCCGCTCGCGAAGACATATTTCTCAGCAAACAAGACTATGAAACACAAAAAATGTTGATCTTGCGAGAGGTTGAAAATGCTGAAGCCCGTTAATAGATATATTCTAATTGAAATGCCGCATAAAGCACAGAAGTCTGAGTCATTAATTGTGCTTCCTGATGACTATAAACCAAAAGAAAATAAATTTATTGAAGTAATTGCCTTAAAGGCCGCAGACGATGTCAGATTTAAGATTAACAAATCAGCTCGTTTGGTGGTGGATCACTCAATGATGGAAGAAATAAGCGTCGGCGGAACTATTTATAATATTATATTAGATAACTATGTCGTCGGGATGATTGAATAAATAGGAGCGCCTCATGCATGGACAAACACTTTTACAACGAAGCATCAGCCAAAAAATTAGGCTGGGCGCCAAGCTGGTTTGGTGAAAAATATTTTGATGACAAACTTCTAAGAGCTATTAAAAAATGGCAGAGAGTACGAGGCCTCGGCGCCGACGGATTGTGTGGGCCCATGACGTTTCGTCGTTTATGGACCGAACGTCACGCAGACATCGATGAATATAAGCCTAACGATTGTCACTATTCAAATTACATTGTTTATAATGGCGAGTTTCACTCTATTGAATGGGATAAATTTGTGCTTTGGTCCGAGAAAGGGGGCCTAGAAACAAAGCCCGGCCATTTTTATGACTACTCCGGACGTCCCAAGCGAAAAATCCGCTATTTTGTAAACCATTGGGATGTATGTCTTTCGTCGAAATCCTGTCAAAGTGTGTTGGATAAGCGCGGCGCCTCAGTTCACTTTTTAATTGACAACGACGGCACTATATACCAGACTCTTGATATGCAGCATGCCGCATGGCATGCCGGATCGTCACGAACCAACCGGCCGTCTGTGGGAGTAGAAATTACGAACGCATATTATACAAAATATCAAGATTGGTATGTAAAGAACGGTTTTGGCGAGCGCCCTCTAATAGACGACGCTTGGGTTCACGGCTCCAAGCTAGACCCGTTCCTAGGGTTTTACCCAGAACAAATAAAAGCCCTTAAAGCACTCTGGAAAGCAATCCACAAAGCTACTGGGATTCCTTATGAAACCCCGGTTAGCCAATTTAATAAAACATCTACCAAATATGTTCAAGATGTGACATACGGAAGCTTTTCCGGATTTGTGAGTCATTACCATGTCAGTAAAAGAAAAATTGATTGTGCCGGTCTCGACATAAAGACATTAATAGACGAAGTGAAACACGATATTGATATTTTAGATAAGATTAAAAATTAAAATCAGTAATTCCTATTTATTACATGGGAATTCTTTTAATACTTTTTTTGAGTTGCTTCGTAGCAGAACAATATCCATTACTGAAGGTCAACGGAGCACAAACATTTGACACATTTGCGATAGGGCCCCCAATTCAAAAAGCAACATGGAAAGACAATCCGATCATAAGAGTTTGTACCGCGACAGAGGTATCCGCCTATCGAGTACAAAAGGCTATTAAGTTTTGGGAAATGCTAGGATATAAATTCAATGGTGTTTTTATGGATCATTCCGCAGATTGCATGATCCCCCATTATGGCGAGGTTGTGGTAACATTGCCGGAAGGAAGCATGGGGGGCAATCAAATAGCAGCAACAAGAATATATACAGAGAAAACAACCGGCCACATTGCAAAGGCTAAGATATTTGTATATCCCAAGTATGCGCGCAAAGAGAGAGTGATAGAACATGAACTTGGCCACGCCCTCGGATGGCGCCACCACTCTCAAAAATTTCACATAATGCACCCAAATTGGCATCTAGGCGGGTTTGAACGCGCCGGCTTGAGGAAGAAAGTTGATTGAGTACGAAAAAATAGTCATAGGAAGCTCAATAGAGGCAATACTATACGCCTTCATCAATAATTATCCAGTTTTTTTTGCTCAAGAGCGTCGACCCTTTAGGTTCGATTATTTTGAGCCCGAGGTAGACTTATCGTGCTTAAAGATTCCGGCCTCCAATAAAAGTTTAACGACGTTTGGTGATGATAAAAAGATTGGAATTACTAAGGAATTATTGTGGGAAAGAATAATTTTTCTATTGTCAATCGGCGGTTGCGCACCGCTTTCAAATTTGTGCAGTAGCATAAGGTGCGTTGATAATGTTGTTACTTGCTCGAACGAGTATTCGAAAATAATAGATTTTAAATTTAATGAATGTTATTATTTTGGCGACGACAAGACGACTGGATTTATAGAGCAAAATACACTTGACGAGGATACATATATATGTTATGATTATATTGGATTCAATAAAGGCGGCAAGCATGAGATTGACTACATTCACACGAAGGATGATTTTGTTAGGGAGATATGGTTTTATCCTTCCGACCGTATTGATGGAAATACTCCTGTTAAAGATGCTTGTGCTGTCTCAATCTTAAACAAGAAACAACGCTTAAACTTTGATTATTCCCAGACAATGGCTCGTTTTAAAACGATTCACGAAATGGAATCCCGAGGAATGAAAGGAACATTCGCCCATGACTACACCACCGCAGGAAACCCCAAGCATTACAAATTTAGAACAACTAGCCTTTATCGCGAAACAAATGAGCAAGCAAAAAATATCGTCCCCCAATCCGATAGCATTAAAATTCCGGAAGTTAACAAGGAAGATATGCTCAAAGATCTACCACAGGCTAGTCTGGCCTACAATAGATTTTTGAGGCATTGGTGAGCCGCACAAGATTACATTTAGCGGGCATCATCCCTGTTGCAAATTTAAAAACAGATTTTGAATTACAAACTCCCGATGTGTTAACTCCAATAGAAGCAGGGTTTACAGCAATTCAAAAATCAGTCTTTGAATGTGCCATGGCGGGATGCAACACCATTTGGATTGTCGCAAATGATGATTTGGCGCCAATTGTGCGTAAAATTGTTGGCGAGTGGACCTATGATCCTGTTTATTATAATACTTATGGCAATTTTAGTTCGGAACAACGAAAAGAAATACCTATATACTATACACCGATTCACCCGAAAGATCGCAATCGAAGAGATTCTTATGGATGGTCGGTATTATACGGAGCATATTCTGCTTGGAAAGTGGCACACAAAATATCGCAATGGGTAACGCCCGATAAATATTATGTATCCTTTCCAATGGCAGTATATGACATATATAGCATACGTGGTTATAGGAAATTGATTAATCACGCTGACAATAACTTTTTTTTAAGCTATAACGGCGGTACAATCAAGGACAACAAACCAATAGCATTTACATTCACAGGAGAAGATTTTAAACAATGCAGACGTTCGGTAAACAAACAAACAACAAGGGAATATTTACCCCCTTCACCCGGTGCCCACTACCCGACCCAGAAGATACCCCTGGGCGAAAGATGGAGCGCTCGCCATTTCAACTTCCAGACGATATTCAAACAAGTGAGCGAAGAGAGTGCGACAAAAATCGACCTTGAGTGGTATTACGATATTTCCAGCTGGAAAGAATATAGAGATTTTCTTGCCTCAGATTTTTGTGTAGAAAAACCCCCCGATCACTTGACAAAGCCTCACAAATACGCTAAAATACCTTATATAGAGAATAAAAAATGAAGGCATTGAGATGGCTTGGTCATCGCCTAAAGCATAAGTTTGAGCATTTTCGCCTCTCGCGTCTGATGGACACACTGAAAGAGCATGGGGCAGCCCTTGTTCTTATCATAATTGGATGGGAGATTTTGGAAGATGTACTTTTTCCACTAATTTTTATCTGGCTCGGACACAATGTTAACCCCTGGTTTATAACGGGCGCCCCCGTCAGTTGGTTAATGTGTCTTCACCCAATAGCAGTCCCCATTATCTGGGGTATTTGGGTTAAACTTTCAAGGAGAGATAAATGAATCGAATAGATTCTAAAATTAAGTTCGTGGGCTTGCATGCGCATAGCGTAGCAGGTTCGATTTTCGACGCCATTGGTTACCCCCAAACGCATATGGACTTTGCATATGATAATGGATGTGATGCGTTAGCACTAACCGATCACGGTAACATGAACGGCCTAGCTTATCAGGTACTTCATGCAAAGAATATGAAGGCAGAGGGAAGAGATTTTAAACCTATTTTTGGGTGCGAAGCTTACTTCACGCCATCCATTTCAGAATGGAGAGAAGCATATGACCAAGCCATGGAGGACAAAAAGAGGGCCCGCTCTATCAAGAAAGATGAACAATCAGGGGCCACCGTCGAAGACGAAGGCAACAGCAAAAAGATACAAGATATCCTTCGGCGCCGGCGACATCTCATCCTTCTTGCACAAAATCAAACAGGCTTAAACAACTTGTTCAAGCTTGTATCGGAATCGTATAAAGCCGAGAACTTCTACCGCTATCCTCGCATCGATTATGCTCTTCTGGAAAAGTACAATGAGGGCATTATCGCTGCGTCAGCATGCCTAGGAGGCGTTTACGCCGGCAACTACTGGGAGAACCGGGAGGAAGGCGCCGAAGCCGTCCTAGGGGCAATGCGAGAGACTACAAGGCACATGGTTGATATCTTCGGTGATCGTTGGTACGCCGAGATCCAGTGGAACGACATCAAGGAACAACATGAATTAAATCAATACATTATCCAAGTTGCACAAGAGTTTGGTGTTAAGCTGATCACGACAGCAGATAGCCACTATCCCAATCCCGATGCTTGGAAGGATCGTGAACTTTACAAGCGGCTTGGTTGGCTTGGCAAAGGACGCCCATCGTGGGCAGAAGAAGAATCACAGCTTCCGGCCGGCGTTGAAGAGATCGGATATGAATTATATCCAAAGAATGGAGATCAGATATGGTCAAGTTATAAGCAATATGCAGAATCGTGTGGCTTTGAATATGATGATGCTCTCGTTTTGGAAAGCATCGAAGAAACATATCGAATCGCCCATGAACGAATCGAGTCATTTCTACCTGACAACACCGTGCGTCTCCCTGAATTCGTTGTGCCTGCGGGCTTTACGGCAACACAGGCGCTTGTTAATTATGCGCTGGAAGGACTGAAAGAAAGAGGCTTTCACACCAATAAGGAATATACTGATCGTTTGCGAGACGAGCTTAGAGTTATTGATGATCGAGGCTTCTCCAAATATTTCCTGACGATGAAATCTATTGTTGATGTAGCAACTAACATGATGCTGGCTGGACCAGGCAGAGGATCCGCAGCCGGCTCGCTAGTGGCATATGCCCTTGGAATCACACAAGTAGACCCCATCAAGCATAGGCTTCTATTCTCTCGCTTCCTGCGGTCAGACGCCACGGATTACCCTGATATCGATTACGATGTATCAGACAGCATGGCATTGAAGGAAAAGCTAGTTGAAATGTGGGGAGAAGACTGTGTCGCCCCAATCTCAAACTGGAACACGCTGCAGCTCAAAAGTTTAATCAAGGATATCTCAAAGCTTTATAACATTCCATTCACAGAGGTAAACACTGTTACCTCGATCATGATGCGCGAGGCGCTTCCCGAAGCCAAGAGGAAGCACGGCATTAAGGCCGGCGTCTATACACCAACGTGGGAAGAGGTGATGGAGTTCTCGCCCACTCTTCAGAGGTACCTGGCGCAGCATCCCGCCGTCAAGACACACGTTGAAGGACTCGTGGGACAAGTGCGTTCTTGCTCTCGCCATGCCGGAGGTGTTGTTATTGCAGAGGATCTGGATAGGAGCATGCCACTTATTAATTCAGGTGGCGTACGCCAAGCACCATGGGCAGAGGGGCAGAACGTCAGACACCTTGAGCCGATGGGGTTCATTAAGTTCGATTTGCTGGGCCTTTCTACACTGAAGATGATGGAGGGGTGCATCGAGCACATCCTTCGGCGTCATCACGATGTTGAAAATCCAACCTTCTCAGACGTTCAAGATTATTATAATAAGAATCTCCACCCCGACGTCATTGACATGGACAACCAAGAGATATACGAGAACATCTTCCACGCAGGCAAGTGGGCTGGTGTCTTCCAGTTCACAGAGCAAGGTGCACAGAAGTTTTGCGTACGCGCCAAGCCGCGCAACATTATTGACGTGTCCGCCATCACTTCCATCTATCGACCGGGCCCATTAGCGGCCAACGTACACGATGAATATGTGGAGGCCAAGAAGAGCCCCCACTACATTAAGTATTTGAATGATGATGCTCACGACATTACCCAAGAGACGTTCGGGTTCTTGATCTTCCAAGAGCAGATCGCGCTGCTGGCGCACAAGCTTGGAGGCCTGACGCTCGATGAGGGCAACATGCTTCGCAAGGTGTTGACCAAGAAGGGGACTGGCAAGGGATCCGTGAAGGGCAAGCTGCACGATAAGTTTATCTCCGGCTGTCTTGCGAACAAGATTCCTCACGATTCTGCACAGGCATTGTGGGACAAGTTTGAGTACTTCTCCGGCTATGGCTTTAACAAGTCGCACGCAGTGTCTTATAGCATCATCTCGTTCCAGTGCGCATGGCTGTGGAATTATTATCCTGCAGAGTGGATGGCTGCGTTCTTGGATAAGGAACCGGAGGCGCGCAAGGAGAAGGCAATTAACATCGCCAAGAAGTTTGGTTTTGATATTGAGCCGCTCGATGTTAATAAGTCCGGCACTGTGTGGGAGATCAGCAACGACGGAAAGACGCTCATTCAGCCGCTCACCTCTATTAAGGGGTTAGGAAACGCGGCAATCGAACAAGTGCTCGATAATCGCCCGTTTATGAACGCTGAAGACCTTTTGTTCCGAGAAGGGGTATCCTATAGCAAGCTCAACAAAAAGGCGTTAGACGCCCTTTGTAGGGGTGGAGCGTTAGATAATATCGTAGACGATAGGTTTACGGGCCGAAAGCACTTCTGGTCGACCTGCATCGTTGAGCGACCAAAGAATCTCAAGAAGTTTAATGAAAATCTGGAACTATACCGACCCGAGGGAGATTTTACAGAAGAGGAGATTATTCAGTTTAAGAGCGATCTCACAGGCATGTTCCCGATGAATCTAGTTATTAGTCCGGAGACCATTGAGAAGCTTCAAGAGAAGTTTGTTCCGCCGATTTCTGAGTTTGATGTGGAATTGCAATTATGCTGGTTTATTCCTCGTAAAATCATTCCCAAGAAGACCAAGAACGGCAAACTATATTGGATTGTAGAGGTCATTGACTCGAATAACGAACTAACTAAGATCAGATGCTGGGGAGTGAAACCAGAGAAAGATCGCATTCACTTGAACCGACCTTACATGGCCAATTTAAAGTATGATCCAAACTGGGGGTTTAGCACCTACGCTATCGGCAGAACATTTAGACAACTAGGATAGCTTATGAACGTTATAAAATACTTTAGTCCGCTCTTAAAAGAGCCAAAACTGATCGATGATTTGCCCGTGGTGATCCGCGTGCGCAAGTTTGATGAGGTATCAGCGAGAGATTTCACCACCCTGATGATGAAGGCACAGAACACAGGACAGCCGGTTGCACCGGTCATCATCGACAGCTACGGCGGTCAAGTATATAGCTTGATGTCGATGGTATCAGATATAAGACACTCCAGGATCCCTGTGGCCACAATTGTGCAAGGAAAGGCAATGTCTTGTGGAGCATTGCTGTTTAGCTTCGGCACGGAAGGTTATCGCTATATGGATCCCGATGCCACTCTCATGATTCACGATGTGAGTTCTATGAGTTGGGGCAAGGTTGAAGAGATTAAGGCGTCCGCGGAGGAAACCTCACGCCTCAACAAGAAGGTCTATCAAATGATGGCCAAGAATTGTGGCAAGCGCAAGAATTATTTCCTTGATATCATCCACGAAAAGGGACACGCTG